CGTCGAGTGCATGCGCCGCCCGATCGAGAACAACTCCAGCCCAGGCCAAGCCGTCTACGACCCGTTCGTCGGCTCCGGCACCACCATCATCGCCGCCGAAATGACCGGACGCGCCTGCCACGCCATCGAGATCAGCCCAGCCTACTGCGACGTCACCGTCCTCCGCTGGCAGGCGTTCACCGGCCAGACCGCAACCCACGCGCTCACCTGCCACAGCTTCGCCGACACCGCCGCCGAGCGCGCACCGCAGGAAGCTGCGTAATGCCGATCGTCAGGCGCAACGGCCCGTTACCAGGTGAAGGCGGCGCACCGTCAAAGATCATCGATGCCGAGGTCGCCAAGCGTGCCGCCTCGATCGGCTGTACCCACGATGAAATCGCCGCGGTGCTCGGTATCTCGAGGACATCGCTGCACAACGCCTACGCCTCCGACCCGGCGCTGCGCGACGATATCGAGCAGGGACGCAACCAGGGCCGCGCTACGTTGCGCCGCCACCAGTGGCAGCAGGCCGTCGCCGGCAACCCCACGATGCTGATCTGGCTCGGCAAGCAACTACTCGGCCAGAAGGACCGCGTGGAACTCGCCGGCGATCCCGACAAGCCGCTCAACTACGTGGTGCGCACGCCGACGCCGATCGAGAGCGCACAGGACTGGCTCAAAGCCTACGCACCGCCGGACATCGAGATCGAGGCCGATGCTGAAACTGACGGCAATATCTGCGACTGAGCCGGAGGACGACGGCCACGGCACTGCGTGGACGCCGCAGCCTGGCCCGCAGGCCGCGTTCTGCGCCTGCACCATCTTCGAGGTGTTCTTCGGTGGCGCGCGCGGCGGCGGCAAGACCGACGCGGTGCTGGGCGAATGGGTCAGCCACGCCGCCGAGCACGGGCCGAACGCGATCGGGCTGATGGTGCGACGGACGCGGACGGAACTGCTCGAGACGTTCGAGCGCGCGCGTGTGATCTATGCCAAACTCGGTGCGACCGCGACCATCAATCCGATGCGGTTTACCATGCCGAACGGCGCGCGCATCACCTACGCCTACCTCGACCGCGACGCGGACGCCGAGGTGCACCAGGGCGCGTCATACACGCGGGTTTACGTGGAGGAAGCGGGCAATTTCCCCTCGCCGGCACCGATCATGAAGCTGATGGCGACGCTGCGCAGTGGTGCGGGCGTTGCGGTCGGTATGCGGCTGACCGGCAACCCTGGTGGGCCTGGGCACCAGTGGGTCCGCGCGCGCTACATCGACCCGGCGCCGCGCGGCTGGAAGCTGCTGCGCGATCGCAACACTGGCTTGCAGCGCACGTATATTCCAAGCCGCGTCGCCGACAATCACTACCTCGGCCCAGACTACGTGCAGCGGCTGAAGGCGTCCGGCTCGCCCGAGTTGGTGCGCGCGTGGCTCGAGGGTGATTGGTCCGTCGTCTCCGGCGCGTTCTTTCCCGAGTTCTCGATGGACCGCCACGTGATCGCGCCGCGCACGCTGCCGCAGCACTGGGCGCGGTTCCGCTCGTTCGACTGGGGATCAGCGCGCCCGTTCGCCTGCCTCTGGTGGGCGGTGTCCGACGGCTCGATGCCCGACATCGCGCGCGGTGCGCTGGTCAATTACAGGGAGTGGTATGGCATGCGGCCCGGCGAGCCGAACGTGGGCCTCAAGCTGACCGCCGAGGTGGTCGCCGCCGGCATCCGCGAGCGTGAGGTGGACGACCCGCAGCCGATGAACGGCGTGGCCGACCCGGCGATGTTCGCCGAGGACGGCGGTCCATCTATCGCCCAGCGCATGCACCAGGCAGGCGTACACTTCCGGCCGGCGGACAATCGCCGCGTGCCCCAGCGTGGCGCGATGGGCGGTTGGGATCAGGTCCGGAGCCGGCTGGTGGGCGATGCTGACGGGCGGCCGATGCTGCTTGTGTTCAGCTCTAGCCGGGATCTGATCCGCACGCTGCCGGCGCTGCAGCACGACGATGCGCGGCCCGAGGACGTCGATACCGACATGGAGGACCACGCGCCGGACTCGCTGCGCTACGCGTGCCTCAGCAGGCCGTTCGTGCAGGACGCGCCGCCGGTGGTGGTGCGCGACTCCTGGGACGTAGCCTTCCAGCGTGCCGCGATGGCGGAGGCGCCGGACAGTTGGAGAGTGGCATGACCGATAACCCGGCACAGACCGGCACACTCGACCAGGTGCGCCACCGCTGCGAACAACGACTGGCACATCTGGGTGATGTGAAAGTCACGCATGTCACGACCACCGACATGGACACCGTTGTTGGTGTGGCCATTCGGTTGGCGGGGCCGCAATTCTGGCGCCACGCCGTTATGGGCGACATGCAGGACGCAAATTCCGATCCGGTCGGGTTCGCGGATAGCGTATCTGACAAGCTGCTCGAAGCGATTGAGGCGAGGCGATGACCAATAACCCCGCCCTGACCGGCCGGGAATTCATGCGCAACGTCGGCGACGACCCGGACAAGTGGGCCGATGCGATGATGCAGAGCGCCGCGCGCGAGGGCTACGCGGTCGACCGCGAGTGGCTGCTGCGCTTTCGCGACGAGGCGGCGAGGCCGGACGGCTACATCGCGGAGCCGCGTGGCATAAGCCGCGAGTGGCTGCTGCGCTGGCTCAGCGACGCAATCGACGCCGGGCGCAGATCCAAGCTGCCGCCGGTCAATACTGAGGAGACCAGCGATGCCAAAGATCCTCGATAAGGCCGTCAGCCGCATCCAGCAGCGCGGCGTGAAGGCCAGCAGTGCATACCCGATCGCGGTCGCGAGCTTGCAGAAGGCCGGCGACCTCAAGAAGGGCAGCCTCAAGGCCACTGCCAAGGGTGTGGTGCGCGGTGCGATGTCGGTAGCAAAGCGGGCCGCCACGCGCGGCAAATAGCATGAGCGCCTCGACCTCCCTCACCGTCACCACGCGCCGCCGCAACGACTGGCCCGATGCCGTCGCGTCGCTCAACGACTCCGACACCGACCGGCCGCGCGATGCCGACGAGCAGCACATTCGGATGGTCAGGTGGTTCGAAGAAGCCGAGCAATCGCAGCTCGACGCGCGGCAGTTGGCGATGCGGGATCGTGCATACGTCGACGGCGACCAATGGACCACGCCGGAGCGCGACGAACTGCGCAAGCGCGGCCAGCCGATCATCTCCATCAACTACTGCCGCAGGAAGCTGGACCTGCTGTGCGGCCTCGAGCGCAAGGCCCGCACCGACCCCAAGGCGTTCCCGCGCACGCCGGCGGAGGACGAGCGCGCCGACGCCGCGACGCAGGCATTGAGGTATATTGCCGACGACAACGACTTCCAGGCGCTGCGCAGCCAGGTGTTCGACAACATGCTGGTCGAGGGCTTCGGCGGGCTCGAGGTCGGCCTCGAGGACGACGGCCAGGGCGGCGCCAACATCACGCTCGCGCATGTTCCGTGGGACCGCATCTGGATAGACCCGCACTGCCGCCAGCCGGACATGCTCGATGCGCGGTATCTGGGCATCGTGATCTGGATGGACAGGGATCAGTTGGAGGACATGTATCCCGACGCGGCCGACGTGATCGAGGGCTCGTTCGCCGCCGACATGACATCCCAGTTCCGCGACCGGCCGGACTACATGATGTGGACCGACAACAACCGCGTGCGCTGCCGCGTGGTGCAGTGCCATTGGTCGGATCGCGGCGAGTGGTACAGCGCGACGTTCACCAAGGCGGGGTATTTGACCCAGCCGATGCGCAGCATGTTCAAGGATCGCAAGGGCAAGAGCGCGTGCTCGCTGATCCTGCAGAGCGCATACATCGATCAGGACAATAACCGCTACGGCATGATCCGCGACCTGATCTCGCTACAGGACGAGATCAACAAGCGGCGTTCCAAGGCGCTGCACCTGCTGTCGGTGCATCAGGTGGTGGCGGAGCAGGGCGCGGTGCAGGACGTCGACAAGGCGCGGCGCGAGGTCGCCAAGCCGGACGGCTACATTGAAGTGACCCCCGGAATGAAATTCGAGATTGAGTCCGGTGGCGACATGGCGACCGGCCAGTTCCAGTTGCTGCAACACGCAACGCAGGAGATGCAGCTGTCGGGGCCGAACGCGGCGATGTCGGGCACCGATCCGCGCGAGCTGAGCGGGCGGGCGATCCTCGCACAACAGGCGGGCGGCGCGGTGCAGAACGAGCCGTTGGCCGACAGCCTGCGGATGTGGGCG